CCCGTACCGATGGCACTCAACGCACCTTCACCGAGCAACTCCTGAAGGACGCTGTTGCTGATGTGTACGAATCGGGTGGCAATCCGAAGGTGCTGATGGTTGGCCCGTCTGGTAAGCAGAAGGTCTCGTCGTTCGCTGGTATCGCTGCTCAACGCTTCATGGCCCCGTCGAACACGCCGACTACCATTATCGGTGCGGCTGACGTTTACATGAGCGACTTCGGCACGATGAGCGTTGTCCCGAACCGCTTTATGCGTAGTCGTGATGCTCTGGTGCTTGACCCGGAATACGCTGCTGTTGCGTATCTGCGTCCGTTCCAGACTAACGAACTGGCTAAGGCTGGCGATAGCGACAAGACTCAACTGCTTGTCGAATGCACGCTCGAAGTCAAGAATGAGGCTGCTCACGCCCTCATCGCTGACCTTGATATGAGCCTGTAAGTAGTAAATTAAGGGAGGGGGAAACCCCTCCCTTTTTCTTAGGAACTTTAATGTCAAGAATCATCTTTAACGATGGTACGAGAGTCCAGAAGTTTCATACCGTAGATGACAAGATTGTCATTGAGACTTCTCAGGACATTACCCACATCCTTGAGCAAAACAAGGTTGACTTGGAGGCTGATAAGGCACGACAGGGCTTTGTAGATGATATGCACCATGTAGCTCGTATTCCCAACACGGTCATTGATGACCTGAACAAGATGGGAATCATGAGAGGCTTTGCGATTGTTGATGAAGATGAATTCGCAAAGTGGCTGAATACCACAGAGATTGGTGTTGCTTGCAAAACCTACAGGGGACAACTGTGAAAGTCGGAGTCTGCGTACCTTGCCGTGATGAAGTGATGACCTCGTTTGCATTTGATTTTGCAAAGATGGTCGCTTATGACGTTAAAACCCGCTGCACTCAAGATGGGCATGGATTGATGATGTACACGATGCCCGGAACGCTGATTTTCGACCAGCGAGAAAAACTTGTCGAAATCGCTCTAAAGGAAGGCTGCGATGCAGTCTTGTTTATTGATAGCGATATGAGATTCCCGAGGGATATGGTGAATATCCTTCTTAGTCGTGAAGTTGGTATCTGCGGAGTAAACGCAACTACTCGCAGACCGCCGATTCTGCCTACCGCACTTAATCTTCACATCGAAGAAAAGGACGGTAAAAAGGTGCATTGGTGGGAAAAGATTGACAGTCGCGGTAAGACTGGAATTGAGAAAGTAACTGCTATTGGATTTGGTGCAGTCCTAATCCGCAAAGAAGTGTTTGATGCTGTTCCGCGCCCTTGGTTTGATGCACCTTGGGGAAAGAGTGGAATCATTGGCGAAGACGTACACTTCTGTATTAAGGCTCAAGATTCTGGATTCGATACCTTCGTTGACCACGAATTGTCCATGCATATTGGACACGTTGGAGCGAGAGAACACAGATGGTCTGATGTAGAAGATGACACGCTAGAGGAATTTAACAATGGCCCTAAATAACTACAGCGACCTAAAGACAACGGTTGCTAACTATCTTGCTCGGTCTGACCTGACCTCTGTTATTCCTGACTTCATTCAACTTGGCGAGCAACGTCTTCGTCGAGAACTGCGTATTCGTCAGATGCTGAAGGTTGTGACCACAACGACAACTGCCGGAGATTCCACAGTTGCTCTACCAGCAGACTTTCTTCAGTTGCGGGATGTTCACCTTGATGGGAATCCAACCTATCCAGTTGAGTATCTGGCTCCCGGTGCTTTCTATCGGAACACTCGTTCTGCTGAATCTGGTGTTCCTCGTCAGTACACGATTCTGGCAACGGAATTTCAATTTGCACCAATTCCAGATTCTGCTTACACAATTCGGATGCTTTATTACGCAAAGCCGGACTTCCTTAGTGATTCAAATGTCTCAAATGTGTTTTTGGCTAACTGCTCTGACGCACTGCTTTACGCTTCTCTTGCAGAAGCAGAGCCTTACTTGATGAATGACACTAGGGTTCAGCTCTGGGCTAGTTTGTATGACCGTGCAGTAAATAACATTCAGACTAGCGATGACCAAGGCGAGTATTCCGCTTCGCCTCTTGCTATGTCTGTTGCTATTCGATAAAGGAGTAAAAAATGTCTGAAATGTCAAATTACCTTGAGAATGCGCTGATTAACGCCGTTCTTCGCAATACCTCTTACACTAGTCCCACGACCACCTTCGTGAGTCTGCACACTGCTGACCCGACTGATGCTGGTAGCGGCACTGAAGTCTCTGGTGGTTCGTATGCCCGTACCGCTGCAACCTTTGGCGCACCTTCTGATGGTGTAACCACCAATAGTGCAGCAGTTGAGTTTCCACAATGCACTAGCAGCTGGGGAACCGTTTCTCATATCGGCATTTGGGATGCTGTAACTACCGGGAATATGCTGTTCCATACGGCTCTTGATACTTCCAAGACGATTGACTCTGGAGATATTTTCAAGATTGCCACTGGTAGCCTGAGTGTGACGCTGGCATGATTCCTCTGACCCTAGAAGAACTGGATTCCCGTGGGGATTTAGATTCTCTAGGGTATTCGCTCGACAATACTTGGTACACGGATAGAGTCTGTGGGCCTTGGGTGCTTGAGCAACTGGATTACTTTGGGAATCTAGACACTCTAGCATTCTCGCTAGACGATGCGATTTGGAACACTGCTTGCATAATTGACGTAAACCCTGCGTCAATTACGGCAAGCGCATCTGTAACCGCTGATGCAAACCGCATCAAGGGTGGCACAGCAAGTATTGATGGAATTGCCACAGTTACCGCTGCTGCATTCAGAGATAGGTTTGTTCAAGGCTCGATTTCTGCGTCTGCATCGGTATCTGCTGCGGCTTTCTACATTGCCGGAGGAAGTGGAGCCGTACAAGGCTCTGCAATCGTTTCTAGCAGTGCATTTAGGGTAAGACTATCAGCCGGAAGCGTAAATGCAGCAGCAAGCGTTACAGCGGCTCCTATCGCTATATACGCTGGAAACGGTGATATTTCTGCGTCTGGAAGCCTGACTGCGGCTTGTTTGCGTATCAGGCTTGGCAATGCAGTAATCACAACCAATGGAACACTGGAAGCTGACCCTGTCAGGGTAAGAACAGCGCAAGGAGCAATAAATGGTGATGCAAGTGTATCGGCAACTGGTGGCCTTATTGCGTCTGCTTCCGCTGGCATCAGTGCTAGTGCTTCTGTGGATGCTTTCGGTAGTGCAATCTTTTCTTCTTCGGGTGCAATCTCATCTATTGCAACTCTGGTTGCGGCTGGTTCAGTCCTCGGGGATAACTGGACAGTGATTACTGACTCTGTGAATACATGGAGTCCTGTTACAGACAGTTCGGATGTTTGGACTGTCATATCGGCAAGCGATAACACTTGGACTGCGGTGACCACTGGAAACAACAACTGGTCTAGCGCATCTGTCGGGAACGAGACATGGCTACAACAGTAAATTTTGGTGAATGGACCCCTGACCAACCGGGAGTAGCCGGGAATTTGACGGAGGCGACAAATGTTTATCCCATTGCTACTGGATATGCGCCGTTCCCGCTTGCTGTCGATTATTCGGCTGCTGCATCAGAAACACTTAACAATGTTGTTGCAGGAAAAAGTGGAGCGACTACACAAATATTTGCTGGTGGAGCATCCAAACTTTTCAAGTTCGATTCATCTGACCTGAGCATGGATGATGTTTCAAAGGTTGGTGGGTACACAACCCCTGTTGCTGACCGTTGGAACTTTGCTCAATTTGGTGGTGTTCTTCTAGCAGTCAACAATGAAACCAAGATTCAGGCTTGGACTATCGGTTCGTCTACCGTTTTTGCTGACGTAAACGCTTCTGCCCCTGTTGCAAAGTACATCACTGTTGTGCGCGACTTTGTGGTTTGTGCAAGCATTGGCGCTGGTGCTTATCCCAATCGCGTTCAGTGGTCTTACATTAACGATGACTGATTGGACTAGCGGCGTAACAAGTCAGTCTGATTACCAAGACCTTGCAGATGGTGGTGACATTCGCGGCATCACTGGTGGTGAGTTTGGACTTGTTTTGACTGAAAGAGCCATTAACCGGATGACCTATGTTGGCAGTCCGTTCTTCTTCCAGTTTGACGTTATCTCTCGCGGTCTAGGATGTTTTGAGCAAAACTCGATTGCTCAGTACAACGGCATCACTTACTTCCTTTCTGATGATGGTTTCTATTCCTGTGACGGCCAGAACGTAATCCCAATCGGGGCAGAAAAGGTAGATAGGTTCTTTTTCAAAGATGCAAACATTGCATTGATTGGGAATATGTCTACTGCTGTAGACCCCGTTCGTGCGCTAGTAATGTGGAGTTACGGCAACGTATCCGGCGGTCAGTCAATCCTTATGTATAACTGGCAAATCAAGCGTTGGTCTTATGCCGAGACCACTGCTGACAAGATTGCATCTGCTCGCACTGCTGCTGTGACCCTAGAGGGTTTGGATGCATTCGGAACGGTGGACTCTATCACTACATCTTGGGATGACCGCACTTGGTCTGGTGGAGACCTTTTGCTTGCCGGTACTGATGGCGCAAAGATTGTGACATTCACCGGCTCTGCATCAACTGCATCTCTGACAACTCAGGATATCAACGCTGGCGCTGTAACCATGGTGTCTATGGTCCGTCCTGTTGTTGATAGTGGTTCAGCAACCGTAGCTGTGGCCTCAAGAAACATTCTTTCCAACGCAGTCTCTTTTGGTTCAGCCGTAGCCACAAACTCAGATGGTCGCTCGCCACAAAGAAGCGTTGGTAGATACCACCGTGTCAAGGTAACTCCAAGTGGCAACTGGACTGCTGCCGTTGGGATTGAAGTTGATTTCTCCAATGCGGGTGCAAGATGATTTTTCGCACACTTCCGCCATTTGGTGCTGACCAGCGTGGTGTAGCTGAAATCGTCCGTGGAATCATGGACGGCAAGACCAATAACACTGGCACCATTACGCTTGCTACTGGCAACGCCTCTACCACGACTTTGTATGACGAGCGCATTGGTTACGACAGCAAGATTATCTTCGTTCCAATGTCCGCCGCTGCATACGATGACAATGCACCGTATGGCGCATTTCAAGACACCACCGACCAAACGGCTGCCGCTGTAGACGTTGCTTATTCGGTTGCTCTAAACACCACCGATTACACAAATGGTGTTTATGTCTCAAATACCTCTCGCGTTAATGTGCGAAATGAAGGTATTTACAACATTCAGTTTTCTTTGCAATTTAAGAACACGACGAATGATTCTCAGGACGTAGACATTTGGTTTAGAAAAAACGGCACAGATGTAGCTGGTTCTGATAGTCGATTTGGTATGCCAGCACGGAAAAGCACTGGTAGTCCTAGTCACTTGATTGCTGCTATTAACTATTTCATCGAACTGGCCGCTAACGACTATGTACAAATTATGTGGCGGGTCTCAGACATTGGCGTTTCTATGGAGCATTTCAATGCGACTTCGGCTTCTGCTGGAGTTACCCCTGCCATTCCTGCCGTACCTTCTGCCATTGTTACGGTGAGTTATGTAGCGCCAAACGCCACAAGCAATCTCTATGTGAGTTCGCAGCAACAAGGTCAGGCAACCATCACACATTGGGCTAATAGCACAGCAGATAAGACCTACGGCTATGTCATTGTCGGTTGAGTATGTCAATCCAACAAAACTCAGGGATATTTGGCCTTGGGTTAGAGAGAAGTTAAATATTGTTCAAAGCAAATCTCCTGAGAGATGGATACCAGAGGAGATTTATTGCAGATGTTTTAATCAGGAAGCAATGCTTTGGGTTGGTTACCTATTTAACAAACCCGTATGTATGTTTATACTAGAGCCATTGGGTGACACCGTAGGAATCTCCGTTGCATGGTCGGAGTCTGAGCCGGTAGCCGACGAAGCCCTGAAACATATAGAAAGCATTGCCAAAAACGG